CTTGCTGTTGGTGTCGGTATTCCGGCATGTTCCTGTTTAGATGCACCAGGAACATATAAAGCTGGTTATGCCATCTGCCGCTCTGCGGATTTAAACTCATGGGAATATGTGCCAGACCATCGCGGAGAAATCGTCTATAACACCGAAACGGGAGACGCCAAAGAAATCACAACTCCGGGTGATTACCCCGAAAATACAACCACTATCGCCCCATTAACGCCATACGATAAATGGGATGGTGAGAAATGGGTGACCGATACTGAGGCACAGCATCACGCCGCAGTAGACGCGGCAGAAGCACAGCGTCAGTCACTGATTGATACTGCAATGGCTTCCATTAGTCTGATTCAACTGAAATTACAGGCTGGGCGGAAGCTGATGCAGGCAGAGACCTCCCGACTTAACACTGTGCTGGATTACATTGACGCGGTGACGGCAACAGATACCAGCACCGCGCCGGATGTCATCTGGCCTGAACTGCCGGAGGAGTAGGCCATTCAATATCTGGCGCACTGGAAGTATCGACCAGCTCCAGTGCGTCCAGATAATCCAGCCACAAATTATATTGCGCCAGTTCCTCACCTTTCAGACGACCAATAGCCGCTTTACCAGCCCATTGTTTACTGTTCATATAATCGTTGGCCTGATTAATCAATTGCTGCTTTTTCAGTTCAGCTGCAGCAATCTGTTCCTCATGTGTTGGTGGTGGAATTTCAGACCATGCAGGAAAACCATTTTCTCCAGCGATACGGATTTTTCCTTTCGGCGGTAATCCGGAAAACTCAATATACACTTGCTCATCAACTTCAACAGCATCATCTGGCCATGAGTCAGCTTGCGTGTAATCCTCTTTCATCTCCAAGGGATAGAAAGAGTTTGTAGTCGCGGAATATATGTAATTCATTTTTCACTCCATAAAGTTAAAAGAAATTAACACCCTAATGCGAAAAATGAAGCACCGATACCGGGTACGCCTGCTCTGGAAATAAATTTCACCGGGTCCTGGTTATAACCGGCACAAGCTATATAGCCAACATTTGCACTGCCGGGAGTGTAATCCTGAGTCGCAAATACCCGCAGACATCTATTCGGAAATGCAATCGGAAAATAGGTTACTGTGTCCTGAGACGTCAGCGGAACATCAATTGGCCCCCATTGAATAATTAAACCGGATGGCAATTTTTGATATCCAGGAACTGAAGCAGAAAGCATAAAACTACCCATATCAGGTATCTGATTCGCCCCTGTCCCTACATTTCTTTTAGCCGCTTCTCCCAAACCAAGGTATGCGAGAAGACCAGCTACATCCTTTCCACTCAAATGAGTCAGCGTCTCATCCAGTGGCTGCTTACCTGACAGCGCATTGTTAATGGTGGCGCTGAATTTCGGGTCATTGTTGATAGCTGCGGCAATTTCTTTCAGTGTGTCCAGCGTGTCAGGGGCACCGTTAATCAGAGCGGTAATAGCGGCCTGTACAAACGCAGTGGTCGCAATCCGCGTGGTGTTATTTCCTGCGGCAGGCGTCGGCGCTTTTGGTTCTCCGGTAAATGTCGGATTATGTTTCTGTGCATACTGGGTATGAGGGTCCTGTGCGGCAATGTGGTTTCTCATCTGGTCATCCACATACAGCCTTAATTCCAGGACTTCATCATCCACGTATTTACGGGTCGCCAGTACCACCGACGGGTCGATTTTCAGCGTGATAGCTTCGGTATTCGTGACAACCAGAATCATGCGGATAGTCTGGGTACGACCGCTGCCTTCCTGTAACTGCGGTTTGTACGTTTCCGGGCAGTTCGCCACCGCAATGAGTACGCCTTCATCATCATAAAGCCCAATCTCACGGATCCAGAATCCGCCCTCGTTCTCAGGGATGATTTGCTCCGCAATAATCTGGCTCTGGTTGTTCGGGTCAACACTCAGAAGATTCAGCGGTGCAATGCGTTTCTGATTAATCAGTTTTGTCTGTGCCGGGTCTGGTGTCGGCAAGACACCATTCGCATCACCAACGGCCATTTGCGTCAGATTCAGCTTACTGCCGAGCATCGTCGCGTTAGCCAGCCGTGCTGCGCCCTGATTAGTCAGAATGGCGTAGTATTTCACTGTCATGCGTTTACTCTCAGGTTATCAATTAAATGAATGGCCGAGGCCGGGAAATAATCCCCTCCGACAATAATGGCCTCCGGGGTGTAGGGATAAACCGTCAGGGCGTCACCGTGATAGCATCCCGCACCGGCAAAAATGTTGCCGGTTGTACTTAAACTGATAGCCAGTCCCGTCAGATGGCGGCTCGCCGGTTTTGCATCAGCAACGAGGCGCTCCAGCTCCTGATACATTTCCTCGGTAATACCCTGCTCAAGCACGCCAACAACGATGCGGAACGTCCCCGGCTCCTCGTTGAGCTGCCACCACTCCCTCACCTCAATCAGATAGCCGAGCGGCTCCACCACACGGCGAATCGCACCAATAGTGCCCTTATGGCAGTGAATGAAATACGCATCGCGGATAACAGCGCGTTTTGTCGCTTCCGGCCACTTATCATCCCAGCGGTCAACCGAAAATGACCACGCCAGCCACGGCAGCAGATTTGCCGGACAGGTATCCGGGTTCCACAGCTCACGAATACTGACCGGCGTTTTTTCAATTTCCGCACAGGCTTTTGCGGCGGCAACTTCAAGCGGTGATGAGCCGGTCGGCAGCAGTCGCGAATCACTCATCCGAGCCTCCGGTCACGACGCGGTATTCGGTACAGAAAGACGCCTGCGTACTGTTGAGCACGATGTCAGCCAGCGGTGCAGCCAGTTCGACACGCTGCACGCCTTCCACATGCAAAGCGGCATAAATGGCAGACAGACGGATGTCGCGCCCCAGCCGGTGCTGTGCCGTGATGTACGCTTCCAGTTTTTTCACGGCGGCGGCGCGGATGGGTTCGCTTTCGGGACCAGGGTAAAGGTAAAGCGTGGCGTTTATCTGGTATTCAACAATGGCGGCAGACTGCACGGTCACGCGGTCGGCCACCGGCCTGACGTCCTCGCCATTAAGGGCGTTACGCACCACGGCCAGCAGGTCTTCGGATGCGACACCGTTATTTTCACGTGACAGCACAGAGATGGTGACGCAGGCCGGAGACGGACTGGTGACAGAAATATCCGCGACACGCCCGTCGGCACTGCGACCATGATACTGATAGGCTCCCACCGACCCGGCGACGCTTAAGCCCTCAAACGCCTGCTGAATACGCAGACGATAATCGGTGTCAGACTCCATCACTGCCGGTGTCGGCGGGATGGTCGAATCATCTGCCGGGGTGATAATCAGGCGCGTGGTGTTGTAATTGGCACCAATCACATCAAGGTCATTACCGGCGGCACAGGCCAGCATTACCGCCCGTGCGGCCTCATTCACACGCTGACGCCAGATAAGCTCACGATAAGCATTTTCCTCCAGCAGTTTGACGAGAGGCTCGGATTCCAGCGTCAGGGTACGGGCAACCGCCTCCTGCTGGTCTTCCGGGTAAAGGGAAATCAGTGTCGCCTTGCGTTCGGCAAGAATGGTTTCAAAGTCCAGCTCCTCGACCACATCCGGTGCAGGTAGCTGGTTCAGGTCGATAATCGGCATGGTTTCAACTCACAGGGATGGTTAACGAAAGTGGCTGGCCGGTGTCGTTGTGCTGGCCGGTTAACGTGACCGTCATTCGCCCGTCAAAACTGCGCGCCGTGGTGACGGATGACAGGGTGACGCGGGGTTCCCATTTCAGCACTGCCATGTAACAGGCAACCTTAATCTGCAACTCAAGTGCCGGGGTCTGCGGCTGGTCAATCATTGACGCCAGCAACGAGCCGTAATCACGACGCATCACCCGTGAGCCGACCGGTGTGCGCAGGATATCGCCGATACTCTGGCTGATATGCTCAAGGTCAGTGACAATCAGGCCATCACTGCGATTCATTCCGAGATAACGCGCTGTCATAGAGGACTCCCGGTTGTGCCGCCGCTGTCGCCGGGGTGTTTATGGGTATGCAGCACCTTACCGTTTGATGAGAGTTCACCACCGGTGTGTTCAATGTTGCCGCGCATCGTCCCACCCTTCTGCACTTCCAGCGTGCCGGTAGTCAGTTTGTTAGTGCAGACCACCTCCGGTGTGTCCAGGGTGATGCGGGTTGACGCTTTCACCATGACCACCGGCACCGTGGCAGTAACAGAATCAGAAGCCGTCACGCTGGCCGTTTTAATTCCGCTTACCGTGAGTGCACTGGTTTCGGGTTCATACTCAATCACCGCCCCATCAGGGAAACGGATATGCACGGCATCCGCCGACGCAGACGGCGCAGGGTTATCGCCGGAATAAATCCCCGGCAGAACGAACGCCGTGTCGAGTTCACCACCCACGGCCAGAATCAGCACCTGTTCCCCCACGGAAGGTGCCCACCATGTGCGCGAACGTCCTGCGCGATGGGTCAGCCACTGCAGCCAGTCAGTGCACATGCCGCCGGTCTGCACACGGCAGCGACCGGCGTTAAGGTCGGTTTCGACGATAATGCCAGGGCGTATCATGTTGCGCAGTGCGCGCGCGAGTTCCTGAATATTTGCGAGAGTGTTCATAACGGGAAGGATGCCGCCGGTTCATACCGGCGGCAATGTGACGATGAGGTGTCGGGAATGGCACAACTAACGGTCGAGGTGAGCCAGGATAATCTCTTCAATCATCTGCACATCCTCACCGGTAAAGCCGAGCAGAGGACGCGCCGGATAATCAATTTTCTTACCGTCTTTCCGGTTTTCTTCCGACAGACCGAACTGATGCACACTGGCGATTTTCGGCGACTTCCCGCCGTAAAACTCCATTGATGCCTGTTCCGGGCTGGCGCGGATATGCAAAAAACGACTGGTGATAAGTTTCGCAAACATTTTTCGTTTAACGCGACCGGTCTTTTTTCTGGCGCTCTGCTGCTGGCGTGGTGCGTAGGGTGTGCCGTCCGGGGCTTTCTGTGCCATCACCCGACGCTGCTGACTCTGACGCAGACGTTTCGCCAGTTCGGCACTCAGTCGCCGACGCCCTGACGGTGACAGCGACTCAATCAGTCCGGTCAGCCGGTCTTCAAAACGCTTAAACTCATTCATCCCACTTGCTCACCAGTTCGCCATTGATATACAGCTCCATCGGGCGGGTAACCGGCTCCGGCGGCGGAGGTTCAGGGATATTCTTCACATGCAGCGCGCCGTCCACCTCACTGACCAGCGTGCGCTCGGTCAGCATCAGGCTGATGCTGATATCAAAGCTGCTGTCATTGTTGATGTCCGCATAAAACGTGAAGCCCTTTTTCTGGCCTTCATCGGTGGTCATGATGTCGGGCTGATTTTCCCGCAGCCACGCCAGCACCGGCACGATGAGCAGGTCAAAATCACCGGTAAAGTCGGTCACAATGACATTGAGCGTGTAACGCTTTTCGAATGACAGCGACGTCGCCAGCGTGGAGGCAATACTCCCGTTATCCACGAATATCCGCAACATATCGGGGTTAGTTTTCAGCACCGTGACGGCATCAGTCAGCGCCCTGCGCAGGCTGTCGGGTTTGAGCATCGTTTTCGTCCTGACAGTGTTTAATCATTTTTACCTGGCTGGCACAGCGTGCCAGCGCGTTCTCAAGCTGCCGGATATCGGCACTTAAATCGCCGTTCGTCTGCGGGTCACTGTCCGGCATCGGGCAAAGGCTCACTTTCGGGCAGGCGTTGGCGACAATCACTGGCGTCAGTGCAGGCGGGGCGCTGGTGCAACCGGCGCACAGCATCAGGCAGGTCAGCACCGTACCAGCGGCGAAAATCTTCGTTTTCATTAAGTAACCTCGTGATGGTTTTCTCGCGCTGTGCTTCACGCTTCGCGGCGTTCTCCAGTTCCTGACGCAGTGCCACCTGCGCCAGCTCGTTTTTGTCTGCCCTGGTGATGGCAACATGAAGCTGATTTTGCAGCATGGTGATGGTCGTCTGCTGCCCGCTGGCGACGTTGTTCGCCCTGTCCAGCGAGGCGCGCAGGCTGGCGTTTTCATGCTTCACCAGAAACAGCCCCGCCACCGCCAGCGATAACAGCACAACCATCACAATCATCAGCTTTGACATGGTTCCCGCCCCTCAAAACGCTGACGGCAGGCCGTACGTATCAGCCGGAAGAACACCGACGCCACGAGATAAATCAGCGCGGTAAAAATCCACCCGGCAGCGACCAGCGAGATAAACGTCGCCACCATCACCACCAGAGCCACCGCCCGTCTGCGCCACGGCACCGGCTGCAAAAACAGCGACGTGACAATCTTCACGGCCAGCGATTCCGGCGGCAGCTCCCGCCCGTAGCGTTCCAGCACATACTCAGTGGCATACACGCCGACACCACCGGCAACCACACAGATAACCATCGCCAGAATCGCCCAGGCAGCGACAAAACTGACGGCCACGCTCTGCGGGTAAATCAGGGACAGTGCCAGCATCAGCGCCAGCGACACGTTCAGCATCAGTGAAAGGGATAATTTCTTCATGGTGTTTACTCCGTTTAAGCCGGTACGCCGCCAGCGGTACGCCAGACGGTGACCAGTTTTTCCAGTGAATGCTCACGCTGACCGTAACCGGCACCCGGCAGGGACGCCCAGATATTGCGACAGCGTGAAATGGCGCGCTCAATGCGTCCCGCCCGGATGTCATCCAGCGCACCGCGTTCGCGGATCAACTGAATGGCGAGTCTGTCCTGTGACAACGGACTGAAATCCGGCAGGGCAAGCTGTTTGCGGTAATGCGGCCAGAACAGGTAAAGCTGCTGATAGCGACCGGAGGCCGTGGATTTTTCACCGCGACGGTTAAACACCTTCGCCGGTCGGCCATGCGCGAACGGGTGGTCACTGTAGTCGGTGAAAATTTCCGGCTTCCCGTCCAGTCCGGTGACTATCACGTCATAGCCACGGTTTTTCGTCAGCGGATGATTCGCCGTCCCTTCGGATACCGCCAGCATGTCGAGAAAGGCGGCGATATTCTGATGCGTGTTAATTACCGGCATTACGGTTTCCCCCTGCCCTTAAAGCGGCGCTGAATGGCAATCTCAATCACCTGATAACCGGCGATACCCAGCATGGAGCCGATACCGCACACCGCAGGCAGTGACAGGTCAGGAAACTGCACCAGAACAACACCGGCAACCATCGAGACAAAACCACCGAGCAACATGCGCCCGATAAACAGACGCGGGGTGATGGGTTCACCACCGGCAAGCACCTTGCCGACAACAATCAGCACCCCAATCATGAAAAGCGACAGGACGCTTTTTTCTTCTGCTGTCATGCGTTACTCCCACAGATTGACAGTTTCAGCCACGGGCGCGGTCTGAACGTCGGGCAGTTCGACGGCGGTGCCGTGCGGCAGCACCGCGCCCAGTTCAGCCAGTCCCGGATTTGCGGCGAGCACGGTCTCAACCACGCCCTCAGTGCGCCCGTAATACCGGACACAAATGGCGTCGAGCGTGTCGCCCTGTAGCGCAAAGGTCTTCATCAGATTTGACTCACGATGCAGCGCGGCTTGTCCTGGATACGCGCCACCGCCCAGCGCATATCCCGCCACAGCTCATCAATGGTGCTGTCAATGCTGTCAGCCTTCTTGTCGCCTTTCGCACTGGCATCCACGCCGCGATAACGCTCATAAAGCGACGCGGTCGCCATCGCACACACGGCGCGCTCGTAGTAAAAAACTTTGATGCTTTCACCGTCGATATCGTCCGCCGGGACGTCCGCCAGACGCGTAAAACCGGCGGCAATTTTCTGTTCGCGGTACTCGTACAGCTCCGCATTCGTCTCCGCCATGCCTGACTTGATGGCCTCACGCAGACGGGCGGGGGCGACGGTCTGCTCAAGGCGCATACGTTCCCGGACGCGCTTCGGGTCGATATCGGGAAAAAAGAACGTGTTTTTAATCACCGGCTCGTCGCCTGCCGGTTGCGGGATGACCACCGTACCCTCACCGGATACAGGAGCCTCCTTTCGCGGAATAATCAGCGTCATCATGACCACCTCTGAAAAGTCGGGCGGTGGACGCCGGTACAGTGTCAGGTGATTCACCCTCACTGACCGGCGTGCCGCCCTGGCGCGGGGCGCATTCGTTGTTAACTGGCTTTCTTTTTCGGGCGTCCACGTTTTGCCGGTGTCACGCTCCGGGTCTTACGCGGGGCACGGGTGGCCGCTTTGGGCTGCGGCTCCGGCTTCGGTTTCAGCTCCCGCTCCAGTCGTTCAATCTCTTTTTTGACGCCTGCCTGACAGTCGAGCTGTGTCGCACGTTGCAGATGCGCCAGCGCACCTGCGGCATCACCAGCGTCACGCAGAAACAGACCGGTGATTTTGTGCAGCTTTGCGCGCACTTCATCAGGCATGTCAGCCGTGGCGGTCAGTTCAAGGGTCTCCGTCAGCAGGCGGGTATCCACAGACTCACCGGCAGCGTGAGCGCGCATGGCCGCAAGCGCCACCTCCTCGGTGAACATGTACGGCGGGGTGCGGCGGTGTTTCCCCGGCATGGCCAGACCGTACTTCAGGGCATAACGGGCAATCTCCAGCGCACCGGCAATATCGCCGGTATCCAGACGCCACAGCATGACCGTCATCAGAATGTCATCCTGTGCACCTTTGCCCTGCTCCAGCACGCCGTTCACCCACGGCAACCAGAACGGCAGCAGTTCGCGTTTTTTTGCGGCCTTCAGCTCTTTTGAATAAATCGCTTTCAGTGTGCGCTGGTCTGCGGTCAGCTTGACCAGCATCTGCTCATAGACAGTTGCATGTCGCAGCGGGGCGGCTTCCCGCTGCGCGGTCATCGCTGCCGAGACCCGCATCATGTGGCGCTGTGCGGGACTCGTCATCGGTTACGCTCCCGGCTCTGCGGTCGCTTTAGCCAGTGTGGAGAAATCACCGACCTTAATTTTTTCCACCAGACAACCGGCAGCGTAGTCTTCCACCACGTAATCAATGTTCATTGACTCGTAGTTCTCCACGCGGTCGAGTTTCGGGTTTTCCTCAATCACGCGGCGATGGCTGTCATCCATGTAGTAGATGGACAGGTTTTCCAGCTTTGTGATGAGCATCGCATCCGCCGGGAAGTACGGGACGCGTACCGCTGGCAGGTTGCCGATGCGTTTCTGGCTGATGATGACGTCAGCGGCCAGCATTTCGCTGTTGTCCTGCTCCTTGTTGACGATGGGAAAATACTTGTCCGCCAGTAGCTGACGCCCCACAATCACCACAAGGTCAGGGTCTTCCTGATACCACGGCTCAATCAGGTTGTTGGTCGCATCCATCACCAGTGCATCAAGGCTGGCATAATCACCGCCCTTACCCACGCGGATGACCTCAGAGGTCGTGTGACCTTCCTCGTCAGTGACCTTGCTCATCACGCGCGCCGGTGCTTCATTGCGGTATTTCTGCAGCCAGCCGACCGCCACATCCTGCAGCATCGGATTGCTGCTGCGGTCAGAGGTTTCGGCACGCTTCACGCCGTTAAAACCGGCCATGATGAAATCAAGGGACTGGCGTTTGATAATGGCGTTACGGATACGGAGCTGGAAATCCTGATAACGCGCCCACAGGTCAAGCGTTTTGTAGCGGATATAAAAATCGAAGTTAATCTGGTCGCATTCGTACTTGTTTGACGCCAGCTTCGAGAAGTCCTTCGGCTGACGCTCGGTGCCACCGGCGGTGTCGCTGGTGCTGGCGATGGAGCCGGTGACACCAATACCAATTTTTTCCCCTTTCATTTCGCTGACCGGCACAATGTTGATGCGGGTCAGAAAGTCAGAGGACTCCTGCATGGTGTTCATCAGGGTCTGGGTGACCGACGGTTCAACGGTGAATTTTTTCGACACATCACCGGCGTCGATGCCGTTCAGTTCGGCAACACGGGACAGGTAGGCATTAAATTTAAAGCGGGTTTCCTGGCGCATAGTTTTTCCTGAAATTAAGGGTTAATCGTGAAGGTTTTCCCGGACTGACTGACACCGGTCAGCAGTTCGTCATCAGGGCGTCACCGCCACCGCCGGTGGCTTTACTGCGGCGCTGCTGGGTCAGACTTTCGGTGTGGTCGAGACTGTTTTTCAGGCGGGTGAATGCCTGACTGGTTTCATCCGCCCTGTCAGTCACATCCTGCTTAAGTGCGGAAAAGGCGGTTTCCATCTCCGCGAGGCGCTGCTCAGTGGCGCTCAGTTTTTCCTGCACATGCTCAGCGACAGCGGTCACCGCTTCATGCACGTCATTCAGACGGGCGTCATCGCTGGCCTGTTTGCGGCCAAAAATGGATTTCACCTTTTCGGTCAGGGCGGTGAACACGGTTTCAGGCAGGTCTTCAAATTCCAGCTCAACAGGCGTTGCCACTGAAATCAGGTTTTCAGGGCTTAATTTGAAGCGGTTCAGGGGGTTGTGTTTTGCCGTGCGGCAGAATTCCAGGTATTCCGTACCGAGGCTTGCCGGGTCATCGGTGACGGCCAGCCCCACCAGATAACATTTGCCGGTGTTGGCAAAGTTCGGCTGAATTTCCATTGAGGTGTAGACCTTCTGCGCGGCCTTGTTCATCGCGATAAGGTCATCGGTCGGGGTGATTTTCGCAAACAGCGCCCATTTGCCTTTCAGCGCCGAATCATCGTCAATCTTTTCGGCCTTCAGTTCGGCCACATCGCCATAACGCTTAAAAATACCGTCAGGCAGGATGCCGCGCAGATGTTCCAGGTTAATGCGGCAACCATAGACACGCGGGTCAAAGGTTTCGGCCATTTCCTGAATATCCTGCGCACTGATGACACGCCCGTCACAGGTGTCACCCTCAACGCCGATACGAAAGAATTTTGAGACTTTTTTTGCCATTGTCAGGAGTCCTGAATAGTGATTAGAGGAGTCACATGTCGGCATCAGTTTCCCGACGATGCGCATCCTCCGCCATCAGTCCCGGATGGCTTATCACTGACACAACAGCACCTTAGCGAATCGCGGGACGCGACTCAGTAGCCTTGCCGTGTATTCATCACGGCGAGGTATTCATGACCATCACCACAGACACCACTCTTTTACACGACCCGCGTCGTCAGGCGGCGCTGCTGTACTGGCAGGGATTTTCCGTGCCGCAGATTGCCGCCATGTTGCAGATGAAACGCCCGACGGTGCAGAGCTGGAAACAGCGCGACGGCTGGGACAGCGTTGCCCCCATCAGCCGTGTCGAAATGAGTCTGGAAGCGCGGCTGACCCAGCTCATCATCAAACCGCAGAAAACCGGTGGTGACTTCAAGGAAATTGACCTGCTGGGACGCCAGATTGAACGACTGGCACGGGTCAACCGCTACAGTCAGACCGGCAACGAGGCAGACCTTAATCCGAACGTTGCTAACCGCAACAAAGGCGGGCGTCGCAAACCGAAAAAGAATTTTTTCAGCGACGAGGCTATCGAAAAGCTGGAGCAGATTTTCTTTGAGCAGTCTTTCGAATATCAGTTGCACTGGTATCGCGCCGGGCTTGAGCACCGCATCCGCGATATCCTGAAATCCCGCCAGATTGGCGCGACGTTTTATTTTTCCCGCGAGGCGCTGCTGCGTGCCCTGAAAACCGGTCATAACCAGATTTTTCTGTCGGCCAGTAAAACGCAGGCGTATGTGTTCCGCGAATACATCATCGCCTTTGCCCGGCTGGTTGACGTTGACCTGACCGGTGACCCGATTGTCCTGGGCAATAACGGCGCAAAACTGATTTTTCTCGGCACAAACTCCAACACCGCACAGAGCCATAACGGTGACCTGTACGTCGACGAGATTTTCTGGATCCCGAATTTTCAGGTACTGCGTAAGGTGGCATCAGGTATGGCCTCACAGAGTCACCTGCGCTCGACCTATTTCTCCACCCCGTCCACGCTGGCGCACGACGCCTACCCGTTCTGGTCGGGTGAACTGTTCAACCGGGGACGCGCCAGCGCCGCCGAACGCGTGGAAATCGACGTCAGTCATAACGCCCTTGCCGGAGGTCTTCTCTGTGCGGACGGCCAGTGGCGGCAGATTGTCACCATTGAGGACGCCCTGAAAGGTGGCTGCACGCTGTTCGACATTGAGCAGCTCAAACGCGAAAACAGCGCCGACGATTTTAAAAACCTGTTCATGTGTGAATTTGTTGACGACAAGGCGTCGGTGTTCCCGTTCGAGGAGCTGCAACGCTGCATGGTCGACACGCTGGAAGAATGGGAAGACTATGCGCCGTTTGCCGCCAATCCGTTCGGCTCACGTCCGGTATGGATTGGTTACGACCCGTCACACCGTGGCGACAGCGCCGGATGCGTGGTACTGGCACCGCCGGTGGTGGCCGGTGGCAAATTCAGAATACTTGAGCGTCACCAGTGGAAAGGCATGGACTTTGCCACCCAGGCGGAATCCATCCGCAAACTCACCGAGAAATACAACGTCGAACACATCGGTATTGATGCCACCGGCCTCGGTGTCGGCGTGTTCCAGCTCGTGCGCTCGTTCTATCCCGCCGCACGCGACATCCGCTACACGCCGGAAATGAAAACCGCAATGGTGCTCAAGGCAAAAGACGTTATCCGCCGTGGCTGTCTGGAATATGACGTCAGCGCCACCGACATCACCAGCTCGTTTATGGCTATCCGCAAGACCATGACCAGCAGCGGACGCAGCGCCACCTATGAGGCCAGCCGCAGCGAGGAAGCCAGCCACGCCGACCTCGCCTGGGCGACCATGCACGCCCTGTTAAATGAGCCACTCACCGCGGGTATCAGCACTCCGCTGACATCCACCATTCTGGAGTTTTACTGATGAGCAAGAAAAAAGGGAAAACACCGCGACCAGCGGCAAAAAAAATGACCGCCAGCGCCCCGAAAATGGAGGCATTCACCTTTGGTGAACCGGTGCCGGTACTCGACCGCCGTGACATTCTGGATTACGTCGAGTGCATCAGTAACGGCAGATGGTATGAGCCACCGGTCAGCTTTACCGGTCTGGCAAAAAGCCTGCGTGCTGCCGTACATCACAGCTCACCGATTTACGTCAAACGTAATATTCTGGCTTCAACGTTTATTCCGCACCCGTGGCTTTCCCAGCAGGATTTCAGCCGCTTTGTGCTGGATTTTCTGGTGTTCGGTAATGCGTTTCTGGAAAAGCGTTACAGCACCACCGGTAAGGTCATCAGACTGGAAACCTCACCGGCAAAATATACCCGCCGTGGTGTGGAGGAGGATATTTACTGGTGGGTGCCGTCCTTCAACGAGCCGACAGCCTTCGCGCCCGGCTCCGTGTTTCACCTGCTGGAGCCGGATATTAATCAGGAGCTGTACGGCCTCCCGGAATATCTCAGCGCCCTTAATTCTGCCTGGCTGAATGAGTCGGCCACGCTGTTCCGCCGCAAGTATTACGAAAACGGCGCTCATGCCGGATATATCATGTACGTCACCGATGCCGTGCAGGATCGCAACGATATCGAAATGCTTCGCGAAAACATGGTCAAGTCGAAAGGCCGCAACAACTTTAAAAATCTGTTTCTCTATGCCCCACAGGGGAAAGCCGACGGTATTAAAATTATCCCCCTCAGTGAAGTGGCAACGAAGGACGATTTTTTTAATATCAAAAAAGCCAGCGCCGCTGACCTGCTGGACGCGCACCGCATCCCCTTTCAGTTGATGGGCGGCAAGCCGGAGAACGTCGGGTCGCTGGGTGATATTGAGAAAGTGGCAAAGGTCTTTGTCCGCAATGAGCTTATCCCGTTACAGGACAGGATTCGGGAAATAAACGGCTGGCTCAGTCAGGAGGTCATCCGCTTTAAAAACTACTCACTGGACACTGACAACGGCTGAACATCGCCGCCTGCGGGCGGCTTTTTTACAACCCGCCATCACGCCCTCACACGCTCACCACCGCACAAAACAGCCCGCAGACACCCAACGCCCCGGCGCACAATCTAAACGCCATCACGACGCGCTCAGACACTGAAAAAATAAAATCAGCACCACCGCCAGCGCGCAGTGCTTTCCCCGCCTCGCCTGCCCGCTTTATAGGTCGGGTTTAATGCAGTTGCGTGACCATTTTGGATCCGCGCCAGCTCTGGCCGCTCACGGCCAGAGCGTGCAAGGCTGACTCATGCAAAACCATGCACCTTATGCATTCATGGTTAAATAACGATAACTCTGACTCAAATTATTGGTTTGTGTTGGTTTTATTTTGGTTAAGAGATGCGCATTGCACCAATAATACTGGATAGCAGCTTAATAATCAGCGCTGTTAACAACAGGATATTTGAAGTCATTACCATGGCATTGACCAAGTTACTAAATCTCGGTGTTAATCAGGGATTGTCAGCGTCATATGTAACATCTCACGATATCCACATCAACAGCCTGTAGTTTGGCGGCTGATGGCACTTTGGGAGGCTTTCACTTTCACTCTATCTAATGTTACTATCGCGCCCATTACTAGGAAAATTACTTAATCATAACAATGGGTAGTGATATGCAAATTCAAAGAGGCGTAATTTGGCATACATACACAACACAATCGCCAGAATATCAAGATGCCGAGAAATTTAGTTCAGACTTGATAAATACAGGGTTGTTTCTTGCAATACTAACGCCACACAACACATTCAAATATTTATCAAAAAACACACCATCCTCAACAAAAATAAGCATGAGATATGAAAACAACGAAAATGCTGTTACTGTTGAGGGCGGTGATAAGATTCATGCGTCAGGTGTTTGCGCCCTAACTGCTACGGCTTTTTCCCAGTGTATAAACATTAGACTCTCTGAAAGAAAGCTTTTTCACACATCAGGTAATAATTATTACGAAAACATAATATGTTGTCAAAAGCCAATCCTAGTAAAAAATAACGATGTGGAATTTTTTATTCATCCAATTATTCGTCTCTATAAAAATGGGATAGCACATGTTACCTTTGTTGACACTGAGGAACGCAATGTTGATTTGAATGATTTCATAAAAAACATTTTAAACCTACCTTTAAAACTAAACAGTTCGATTACTACCAGCATAGAGTTCGCCAAGAGTTCGTTACTGCTAGACTATTCAGGAATGCCACTACTTAGTAGACTGATAGCGAAGTGTAGTATTAAAAAGAGTTTAAAACTATTGAACGACAACTCTGAAGATCTAGAGGTTGGTGAATTTAAGGTTACAGGTAGATATATTGATTACACAAATTTAATGCAAATTCAGCATAATTTAAGTGACGTCGCCAGATATGTGATTGCTATAATATTTGACAAAACAAAAAAAAGAACAATTAAAGATTATCTTTTAGGCAGAAATCTTTCTGAGTTTTATAACTTCTGGCAAGGTAAGCCAAGCGTCTATATCTTCGAGCACGATAATCAAAAAAACAATGCCACTGACAATTTTCAGAGTAATAAGTCGTTAGTTTATTCATTGCTGGGCAAAAATCACCTATTAACAAACATAAAGCACACCAAGAAAATCATTGATCATCGTGCCTTTGATGATTTCAATTTTTTTTCTGAACAGTCTTTAGCACTGACTATACTTACATGTAAAGTTAAAAAAGAATTTTTTACCGGGACATATACAGAAGAAAATCTGATGTGGGACAATCAGGTTAAGAGTGATCTTAGAGATTTCATTTCCTTTTCATATGATTCAACAATAGAAAAAATTGGAAATGAAAAAAGCCATCTTGGCCTTGCCAAAATACAAGAAGACATCCTTTTATTTGAAGAGTGGCTTAGGATTTTCTCAAGGAAGTATGGAGAGATACAAGACTTCACATTTAATACATTAAATTCAATCGATATAAAAAGGGCTCGTCAAAGCGTCATTGAATTGATAAAATCAAGAATCCAAGTGCTAAAACTAATTGATGCCGACTTAAATGACAAAAGTAATAAGAAGATAACAATGGCCTTTGGTTTAATTGCATCGACATCATTATCCCCAATTTTAGTAAAGCCATTATTTGAAACACTAAACCTGTCACTTTTAATTAAGAAATCTGGACTCAAAAGCTATGAAGATGCAATTTACTTTGCCACATCCATGGTTTTGGTTTGGTTAATAATAAAGCTATTAAACTTCAGGAGAAAATAGACAATGTAATACCTAAATGCCAATACTAATGTAATTACAAAAATCTTGGCTTAAAGTATTAGGATCGTAACTTCAACCATAGCTAACGCCTCGCTGGGCGAGTTGTTCAACCCCGCCAGCACTGAAAGCAAGTTTCAGCACCGGCGGCGTTTCCTATGGTCGACGTGGCGGCAGTATTATCGGACCTCTCGCCGGTGTGAAGGCCTCAACTTTCTGATTGCTTATATCATGCAGCCGCCCGTAATTATCCCTGACGATTTCAGCACACCCGACCAGTTCGGCGGGTGTCAGATTCTCATTGACCATTATTTGTTGCAGTCGATGCACAATACCCATCAGTTTTATGCTGTTGTTCTTATGCTGCGGAATTTCACGGTGTAGTCTGTGCATTTACCAGTCTCCACCTTCAACGTGTAACTTGTCTGAAATGAGCGCCGCTAACTCATGATTTGCTGATGAATTTCTTCCGCTATGCGTATCCCCCAGAACCAACGCGAAGCCATCGCCACCCACCGTGTAATACTTAGCTTCCGGGAAGTGTTCCCGCACCTCCTGACGCAGCTTTTCTAGCGCGGTAGAAAGACGATAAAATCGAGATGCCGCAGTCGGCATAACATCAGATAGCAAGTCACGCGCCGTGGTAATGCCTTCGCTATCTTTAATAACTTGTTTTATTTCTTCGGTGTACATGGTCATTCAATCAATCTCCATTATTGAAACATTGGAATATCCCGGCCACTCATCAGCGACCGCATAACTGAATTTTTTCTCGCCATATGTCACCGTTGCGCCCCGCGCCAGTACATCCAGTTCCCACCGCTCCGGCGTGATACCGTGTTGTGCTAGGTCAAACCGGATGCGTGATATCTGGTCACGCTGCGATTTAGTCAGTCGCGCTGAAGGTGCTAATTCATCCGGCTTCAACGGTGATCGGTTTCTTTGTTGCCTGTTTTGAGGTTTAGCCCCTGCTTTTAGCGCGCCCCTGAGCACCTTCACGGCGTCCGGGTCATTCCAGTCGATCACCCCAGCATCAATGAGATTTATCACCGCTGCGGCTTGCTCAGACGGTGTGGGCGTCATATCCGTGTCGCTTCCGTTGGCCGGTAACCCACAGTTATTGACAGGACTCCGAGGCGCGGCGATGCCGCTTTTTAAAGTCAAAGGCTCAACGACCGGCACTTTCGGAACAATGCGCCAGTCCGTCGTTCTGGTGATATGAATATGACGCGCGCCGAGATGCGGCGCGTAAATGCCGACCACTCTCTCGACTTCTTCCTCGTACTCGTTAACGTCATCCGACGGGCTACGGGCAACCCTGACAGTCTGACAATCGCGCGGGACATTTGCCCCACCCTGCGCGCTGATATACAACGCAAAATCACCGCTGTCTGCGGCAGCGCGAGCAGCCTCGACGCGTTCGTCAAACTCATCAGCAATGCTGACGCCACGAGGCAATTTGCGTAGTTCACGGTAAGCCCCCATTGTCGGCAGGCCAACCGTTTTAAATTGCGGGATGCGCCACGTTGACGCCCATGCGGTAACAGCCGCTGCAGTGTCTTTCAGCGGCCTGCCGGTGTCGTTATCGAGCTGACCATCCAGTGCATAGCCGTCGATGTTTTTTGAAATGTATTTCGCGATATATCCCGCAGCACCGCCCCGGTTAAGGTGTTTTGCCTGAAAACGGTTTCGCGCGGCTCCTCTTTCGTCGCCATCCTCTTTGAGCGCATAGCGACGCATGATTTCGATAATCTGGTTACGCTGGCGTGAATTACAAAAAAGCATCATATGCCAGTGCGGCGTTCCGTCGTGGTGTGGCTCGACGACACGCAAACCGTAGACCTGTAAATCATTATCCTTGAATGCCGTGCGCATCAGGCTCCAGATACGGCAGAGATAACGCTGCGCATCCTTTGGATTAAATGCCTCATCGTTCCAGCCGTGATTAAGCTGCACGGTTTTACTTTCGCCTTTTCCTACCTGACGTGTCGGGTGATACTTTGACGGCGCGGTCAGCGTGATAAACATCCCCACATCACCCTCTGCGGCGGCGTAACGCTCAATACCGGCAATGGTGTTCATCAGCTCCATCCGGCGAATTTCAGGATTAGAAATACTGCCCATCACCTTACTGATAAGGTCGATGCGCTCGCCGGTTTCCCTGTTTTCAAGGTCACACGATTTAAGAAATTCCAGATTTGCCTGGCGGCGCGCACGCACATCACGAATGGCGTGTTTACTGGCATAAGGAGAACGGTCTTTATTGACCTCCCCGACAGCTATCAGTAACGCTTCATGCCAGCGCATACGCTGGCCTTTAAGCTGATGAGTCCACCACTCATCGTTAAACAGACGGGCAATGGCAGAATATGCCTGCCTCGTGGTCATCTGTCCTTTACGGTATTTTTTCCAGTAGAGAGGGGAAATATTGAAAGCTCGTGCAGCGCCAGCAACATGACCATACAGGTGAGCCTGAGCCTCATCCGTAAACAGTGATTCTTTTTCGCCATGCGCATCCACCCAGGCATCGCTGAGTTCCTCATACATCATGAAAAGCTGCGATGAGATACGGGCGGCAAACTTTTTCAGCTCCTTGTCATTCATTCCCGGCAGGCGCGCATAGTGGTCACGCTCTGCCAGAAACAGCAACGACGCGTCGGTGTTCATTTCATGGCGCTGATTCACACGCTCAATGCGCGGCCATAAACGACGCTGAAAAGTGGATGTGAGGAAATAAAACCCGTGCACCGGGCTTTTATTGCGCCGGATGTAGTCATAGCGTGAAGTAAACAGTGAGCGCAAAAAGTAAGGCAGGCGGTTAATCGTGGATAAAACACCTTGCACCTGACGCATCTCATCACGTGTAAGGGGTCTTTCGCGCCCGACGGCCTCGCGTGGCGCGTTCCATGCATAAGCACCGGTAAACATCTTACCGGTGCCTGCGGCAAATGCTGACGGAGGGACAAAACGCCCGGAGGCTTTAACGGCCATATGAGCCAAAAGCCTCTGAACAACGCTTGCTGAGTTGCTCAACCTGCGCGTTTAAATCAGCAAAAGACTTTGCGCTTCCGGTCAGAATATCGTGATGCATCAGGCCGGAAACGAGCTGGCTTAATTTCGGATAATAACCAACCACCGCCAGCCATTCCTGACCGGCGTTTTTACCGCTTTCCGCTCTCTTTTTCTCGTGGAGAATAAACTGAAAGCTGTCACTGGTAACGACATAACGTTCGCCAATTTCAATACGAATACTCATGCCGTTCTCCGGTAATGTTTGTTTTTTGCTTCAAAGACTGACTGACAGGAAACACAACGCGTGGCTGACGGATAAGCCGCACGACGGGCAGCAGGTATTGGCGCGTCACACTCTTCGCAAACCAGTGCAGAAGCACCGCAATGTTTTACCCTTGCCGCGTTAATCTGACGCTCCAGTAATTCAGCCTGTTGTTCCTGAATAAAATCTACGTTGTCCGGCATTACTAGCTCCTTTTGTCG